CTATTGATAAGTATGACTTTACTTTTTCAGCTTGGAAAGACTCTCTTTTAGTGCGGCAATCTTGCTTTCAACCACTAGGACTCTTCCTTTTTTGTCAAACTTCTTATAAGCCTTTGAATGTTTTGTAATCACCCATTTGCTCCCGTATTTTTTCCCGCCGATTATCAGGGAGAGTATTTCCCCGGCATTCATATATTCATCAATCATTTTTATTTGTTTTTCAGGGTTCACCCCTAAAAATACGGAATGGTACATTGTGAATGACAGCTTATCGGTCTCCATTCCCCCAAATTCAAGGAGAGGCTTTTCTAAGTGTCTGTCATGTGTATGATATTTTACGGACGATTCCAGACTCATATCGTCAAAGGTCTGTATTTTTTTATCCGAAACGGAAAATACGATTTCCCCCAGAGTCCCCAGCTTTGCCATATTTAAATGCCCCCTAAAATCACTCCGTCACCATCCCCGCCCGGAATCAGCACGCACAATACATACTGCCCCGGCTCCGGTACCCATCTGCACTTTCCGCAGGCAGGGCATTTGTATTCTGTAGTACAGCTATCCGGATGGTTCTGTAACAGTTTCATGTCCCCTGACATCGTACCCTGCTGCACATATTTCACCCTTGCGGTCATTTCCCCGGCGTTCACCTTGCTGACAATCCCCACCCGCACCAGGGCCTGCAGTTCTTTTATTTCTTTATCCCCGTTCATTTAATAATCCTCCAGGCAGCTACGCAATTTCAAATCGGTTGTATATCCTCCCGTCAGTTTATGCGTTGCTGTTTCTACAATATATTTTCCGTCATACTCCCCATAACCATAAAGGCGGACTGTGATTCCGGCACAATAATCAACGTCTCCTATAACTGTGATTTGTGCTGTGGTTTCCCCTCTGTTCTTTGCCCTTAAATATTTCCTGGCTAAAATCAGGGCTTCTTCTCTGCTGTTCACCTTTTCTTCAATTTTTAATTCCTGTGCATTTTCACCGTCTCCCCCTGGCTTTGTGTAAGTAGCTTCAATCTTTTCTTTTGTAATCGGATCTGTGTAGCTTACAGTGCATTTTGCATATTCCGTATCTGCTGTTTTTGTACTCAATCTATAGCTTAGTATGTTTTCTTTTCCCTTTTTCAGCTTTTTTACTTCCGGCCTCTTCTCATACTCCGCCGCGTCAAACATAACAATCGTTTTAGAAGTCACTTTCAGGGAAATGCCCGCTCCTTTACAAAGGCTCTGCAGAAAAACAATATCCGATATGTTCAACTGTTCTTTCCGCTTGTATGCAGGGTTGTAATTTGATATGTACATAAGCTGCATACCGTTGCTTGCGGCTATAGCCGCTCCGATATTTTTCAATGTATTGTTTTCCCACACCTTTGTCTTTTCCGTCTGCCGTAATGTACTGGAATAGGGAATTGAGGTTGCCTTGATTTCCAGCTTGTCAGGCGGCCCGGAAAAGTCCACGCTGTCAATCTCAAATATCCCGCAATCATGTACTTTGTCTTTCCCGTCAGAAAGAGGATTTTTCTGTATAATAACCGCATGTATCTCCGTTCCTTTAAACGCCTTGCGTTCTTTTTCCTGCTGAGGCTGGTCTGTTTCCCCTCCTTCCACATCGCAGGCGTTTACCCATCCATACACCCTCGCTCCATCTTCGGAAATCAAATGCAGGGGATGTGCATTGCTGTTCTTTATCGTCAATCTGCACCGGGAAGCTCCTCTGTTCACTGTCGGGCTTGCCGCCATAGAAGAAATATAAACCGGACCGCCCTTAAACTGCACAATATCTCCTACGGCAAATTCTTTCTTTTGGGGAGCCTGCACCGTCTTTGCGGCATTTTTTGTATTCAGCCATTCTGTAAGCCATTTGTTCCCCCTGTCGTCAAGAGTAATGCTTATATCGTCCGTCTTATCCTCTTCATTGTCCGTATAGGTCAGTGACAGAAGATATTTTTCCAAATCCCGGGTTATGTCAACACCCTTAAATTTCAGCTTTATTTCCGTCCGTCTTGCCTGATTCCTGTTACTCAATCCCTATCCCTCTTTTCCATGGCGGCAGAGCCTCCGATATTTCCGGCTTTATATCCGGTATGGAGAGAGAAACGCCAGCCGGGAAAACCACTGTTTCCCGGCTGGCAAGATTCTCTTCCAGTATGGCGTTTTTATACATTTCATTTCCCAGCGTTTTGTAAGAAATAATATCCCATGTATCACCCGCCACAGTTACATAAGTTTTAGGCATAAGCCACCCTCGCTTTCTGCTCTTCTGCTTCTGCTAAAGCCTGCTTTACCAACACTTTTACTTTTAATAAAAGTTCTTCATTTGCCTGCCTTAAAAGGCTTTCAATTTCCTTTGCATCGCCCCCAGCAGCCTGAATCTGCGGACTGTTGGTAATATGGATCTGTATCATTCCTCCGCCGACGTTCAGTCCCTGTGCTGTCGGCGTGCCCGAATCGGTCACACCGCCCTGACGTATGACATTGTTGAAGATATTCTGCGTCTGCATGGCGGTAAATACTTTCCTGTTCGCCGCGCCCGTGATAAGCTCCGGCCCGTTTTCACCTGCTACAAACGTATCCGGCGTGCGCTCCGTTCCTTTTGCAAACTGCGGAATCTCTGGTATATTGATACCCTTTCCGCCTATGCCCGGAATCCACTCAGGAATTTTTACGGTATTCAGCCCCCGGATGGCCGTATTCAGCACACTTATGATTCCATTCACCACGCCTTTCGCTATGGATTTCAGGCTTTCAAAAATCCCGCTGAATATGTTTTTCACTCCCTCCCAGGCCTGGCTCCAGTTGCCAGTAAACACCCCGGTAATGAATTGAACAATTCCCTGCAGCACCATCATTAAGCCGTTGATAATCCCGCTTATTTTATTTACGACATTTGAAACAATTTCCTCGATGGTCGGCATCATAAACTGTATAAAGCTAATCACGGTCTGTAAAATCGGCTGCATAACAGCCCAAATATTAGTAACCGCCGTCTGTATGAACGGAAGCAGCATACTCAGAATTGATATAACAGTGTCTGCAACTGTCTGTATTCCGCTTGCAACGGCCGGAAGCACGGTGTTTACGATCAGGTTAAAAATATCTCCGATCACCGGGAATACATTTGCCTGAAGGAACGATATAATCTCACTGATTACAGGCATGATTCCCGCTACGAACTCCCCAATCAGGGCCGCCGCCTGCCCTATGAACATTTTCACTGTCTGAGCGATCGACATTACGGTAGGCATCACGGCCTGCACGGCATTCACAATTCCGGGTATTACCGTCGTAACTATCACGGAAAAAATCAGTTCTGCCACAGGTACTATGTGCTGTGTCACAAATCCCACAAACTGACTTATGATTCCCTGTATGGTTTTAAAGGCGGAAACAAAACCGTCAAATACCGCTACGCCTTTATCTCCGAATATTTCCTGTATCTTATCCCGCGCCGCGCCCAGATTCCCGTCACTGAAAACATTCTTTATAGTTTCTCCTATGCTGGATATGACGGCTACAATCTTATCAAATATCACAAGCCCCTGTTCGCCGAAAATCTTTCCTACAAAGTCCCGGATCTTATCCAGATTCTTTCTGACTAACTGTATCACCGTCACTACTGCTGTGATTGCCGCCACAATGGGGAATATTTTCCCGATTATCCCCCCGAAACCTCCGAACAGGGAGCCGCCCAGCCTTGCAAGCGGGGAAAATGCCGCTTTGAAAAGATTCCCTACCGGAGCCAGCGCCGCGCCTATTTTCCCGACTATTTTGCCGACAGCACCGCCCAGCTTCCCCAACGGGCCGCCAATGATTGCCGGACCCATCTTCCCGAAAATCCCGGTTATCTTCCCGGCCATTTTCCCAAATACGCCCAGAATACCGCTTCCCATGCCTGCCAGCTTTGCGCCCAGGCCCATGGCGTTAAACCCTGCCAGTATCGTCCGCCCTCTGAATATCTCTAATGCCTTTTGCACCACCAGGACACCGCCGTGAATTTCCTGAAAGCCCAGTTTCGCGACCAATCCCCCGGCCTTCAGCGCCAGCAATCCGGCTGTCACCTTTGCTATCGTCCGCACCAGTTCCGGGTTTTTCTCTGCGAACTCCGCAACCTTTGAGACTACCTCCGTTATCTTCTTTACTGCTGCCGTGAACGTGGGAAGAAGAGCCTCCCCCAAACTCACCTGCAATGCGTCAAGCGCCGACTTTGCAAGCGTCATTTGCCCGTTGAAATTATCCAGCATGGTTTCTGACATTTGCTTTGCCGCCCCGTCACAGTTATAAACTGCGTCGTATAGTTTCCTAAAGTCCTCTTCGCTCGCATTAACAATCGCAAGCATTCCAGACATTGCTTCTTTTCCAAATATGGTACTTGCCGCTTCAATTTGCTGTACCCGTGACAATCCTTCAGTTGTTTTCGATAAGTCTGTTATAATATCATCGTATCCTCTTGCATTGCCTTCTGCATCCACCAGATCAACGCTCACCGAGCCAATGGAACTTCTAAGATTTTCCATAACGCTCATAAAGCTTTTTGTGTTTCCTTCATCATCGGTTAGCGAGATTCCCAGCTTCCGCATAGCCGCCGCCTGCTTGTCCGTGGGGCTTGCCATATTCGTAATGGCGGTTTTCAGACTGGTTCCCGCAACCTCCGCCTTTATGGAAGCGTTTGCCATTAAGCCGATACCTAATGACATATCTTCCACGCTGTACCCCAGCGCACCCGCAACCGGCGCAACTTTCTGGAACGTGGAACCCATCATTCCCACGTTTGTATTGGCATTGCTGGAAGCCTGCGCCAATACGTCCGAAAAATGCCCCGCGTCAGAAGCGGACAGCCCGAACGCCGTAAGTGCGTCCGTCACAATGTCGGAAGTGCTTGCCAAATCCTCCCCGGAAGCACTGGCAAGGTACATAATTCCCTCTATGCCATTCAGCATATCAGAGGTTTTCCAGCCTGCCATAGCCATATATTCCATAGCTTCCCCGGCCTGCGCTGCGGTAAACTCGGTTGTGGCTCCCATCTGTTTTGCCTTTGCTGAAAGGATATTCATGGCTGTTTCTGTTGAATCAGAACCTTCTTTAAACATAAGGCTCATTTCATTTGCTTTCTGAATTATACTAGGCAGATCATTATCCGCTACCGTTCCCGCAATGGCTTTCACCTTTGACATTTGCTGTTCAAATTCAGCCGCCTTTGTAATCGGGCCGGCATAAAAGGCGGCCCCCAATGCGGTAGCCGCCCCAATTACTCCTGCCAACTGTCCTTTTGTCTTTGAAATCGCCTGGTTGTTCCGTTCAATCCGGTTCGACAAATCCCCTATTCTCTCCTGGGACTGCCGCAAGCGTCCATACTGCCGCTGCAGGCGTTCCGTGGAAGCATCCAGGTTATCCGTGTTTATGCCTGCTGTCCGTAACCGTTCCTGCAGTTTTGTAAGGCTTTGTTCCTCGTAATCTATCGCCTGCCTGGTCTGCTCCATCTGCCTTTCGTTGCTCTTCAGCGCTTTCCGCAACTCTTCAGATGGTTTCTCCGTTTCAGACATTTCCTGCTGCAGACTGTCGTGTTGCTCCTGCAGCTCCTGCATCTTAATCCGGTTGCGCTCCAG